GCCACCAGCCAAGTGACACAGCGCAGTGTCCACCGTAACCACCAAATCCAGATTTTCTAACAAAGCGGCCATGTCAGAGAAATCACCCACCTGTGCAGAAAAATCAGTGCTGTTAGGAAGCCCTGTCTCGCGTGTCAGGTTCACCCACTGAGCATCAATCCCATGCATCAAACTATGCGCCTCAGACACCGTTAAACTTCGCCGCTTATCAATAATAAACGCATGGAAATCCTCTGCACGGCTCTTGCCACTATAACAGAACCCAATACGGGGTTTATCCCTGCTACCAAGCATCTTATCCCACTTTTCAACCAACTGGGGGTCAGTCCTAAAATACGGCTCACTGCTAATCTGTGACCAATCACGGCCAAACATGCACATCAAGTCCATAGTCCACAAATGATGCGTGAAACGCTCCACATCATTCTCATCGCGCAAAACATCGCACAGACCACTATCTTCCATCAGCTTATAAAGGGGGGTAGGTGCAACCAACGTCACCTCAGCACCCATCTCACGCAGTTTTGGCAACCAACGGCTGACCATCAGCGTGTCACCGAATCCTTGCTCCTGCCGAATAATCACATTAGCCTTGCCACCCTCATAGGCAGGCAGAGGCACCTTTTCCCTCAGAAACACCTGCTTGCGAGATACATAATGCTCACAACCACGCTCATAATCGCCGTTCTGCAAACACGCCAACGCATAAGTATGCCTAGTGGCCTGATGCTCACCGTTGAGCTTCATGGCCTTCTCAGCATAGCGCAAACCATCCTCAAACCGCCCTGTCTCCAAACACAGAACCGCCATATTGTGATTCACCTGATGATTCTCAGGTTGCAACCGCAATGCCGCTTGCAAAAAATCACCAGCCTGCTTGGTACGCAAATCCTCGCGGTACATATTGCCCAGATTAGCCATAATCGGGACACATTACGGGTCAAGCTCTAAACCCTCATACAGCACCCTCTCAGCGAAATCACGCTTGCCGAGCTTCATCAGGCTCATGCCGAGAAGATTGATAACCAGTGGATGCTCTACCTGCGCCAGAACCTTGTTGCACATGATGGCCGCATCTTGCCACTGCTCTTTGTCGAAAAAATCTTTGGCGGCTTGGAACTGGTCGTCTGGATTTTGCAAGGGGGGCTCCGAAAGTGTGGGGTGTGTTTTTTTCTCACTGCCCCCGTGCGATTCTCAAGGGGGGGCTATCTGGCGATTTTACCTACCTATGGTAATCATTTGTCGCATAATACCCATTATGTCATACATTATTGACCATGCTACACAGCTAAGTCATTGTATTTATTGAGAACGCGATGGTTGTGCGTCCTGATGGTTGTATATCCTGTTCCGTTCTACCGCAATCGTCAACGATTTGACGCTCGCGTGTGCGCGTGTGAGGGTTATGAGGTTTTGTCACCATCTCCCCCCTCAACCACCTCACCATCTATAACCTGCGCTTCAAGCATCTTCTGCTCTTCCACCTTAGCGGCTACCTTCTTTAACTCATCCACAAAGCTGGTTTTATGTTCCACCTCTATCCTCTGGTTGTCGCCATAGAATCGCGGATACAGCTTAGTCATTCGCCACTTCATCGTATCTACTGCTAGCTTGCCAGCATTATAATCCATCTCGCCAGTAGCCACTGCCTTAATCACATCATCTATCTCATCATCGATAGCAGTAGCTCTTGACTCCATCGCCTCATGGTAACGCCTGTCTATCTCAGCATCCCTGCTCTTCAACACATGGAAGCTCTCGTAAGAAGGCATGTCAGGCATCCTGCCCACCTGCCTAGCACTCATGCCCTCGATAGATATGCGCCTGAGGAACTCGTCAACAAGCTCAGGTGTCCATCTGCGTTTGTAGTTACCTTGCCTAACCATAACCTACTGTTACATCATTCAGTTAAGTAGTTCAACATTTTTGTTGACATACCTATATAACTTACTTAATAGTTATATCATATCAACCGTTCATATGGAGGAAACCATGAACAAATCTAAAGTAATGACTGTCGAATACGACACACGCTATCTGAAAACCTACTACATTAGTTCAGGCAGTAAAGAGCTTGTAGAAGCCCAGAAGGAACACCTGCTAAACCAATGGCCGCGCATTGGCTATGGCACATCAGCCTCACTTGTCAGCTACTGCGACACTGACGGTACTTGGCAGGCCAAAGTAACTCGCGCTCATCACTGCGACTAGGAGGAAGATATGAAGCAGACAAGACTGAAGTATAATGCTGATGGCTCACTAACGGTCTATGTGCCAAGAGGTCAGGTCAATCTATTTACATGGATTATAAATGAAGGGGAAGCTGGATTAGATTTGTTATGTAGTGATGATGAGACAGTTCAAGAGACTTTCAAACTCAACAACATAAATACACGCCAAGAATGGCGAGGCTTCATAACAGACTAACAGAACAGGGCGGCACCAGCCGCCCTTTTCTTTTACATCCAGCCCTTTTCCTTCGGGTTAGGCAAGCCATTGCCCAGCGCATCCCAATCATCATAGGTTCCAGCCGATTCCATAAAGGCGATGATGTCAGGATACACCAACTGGAACACATAACCCTGATGCCCCAGTTCCTTCTCAATCCGCTTGGTAACCGTCACAGCATACTCTTTTTGCCTATCAGACAGCTCCCTCTTCCCCCCAGATACCGATTGCTGGCGTTTTAAGCGCCTCTGAGAGCCTTTAGCCTCTTTCCTGCACCAACCCTGCCAAAAAGCCTTACATGAAGCGTAGGCGGCCTTATTTCCATTCTTTTCATCCCAGAGCCGTATATCTGTGAGCATTTCCTGCCAATCAAGTTCCAAGCTCTCCGCATATTCCTTATCATCCTCAGAGGGCATCCAATCCAACAGTTTTTGCTTTGAAGCCCCTTTATTGGATTTTGTATATTCTGTTCTTTGTTTACTTCTGTCTTTAGTAAGTGTCGGATTTGCCGTCAACGGTTTTACCGTCAACGGTTTTTCAGTCAACGGTGAATCTGAGACTATATAACGGTTTGTGGCGAATTTGCCCTCTGCCCTTACCTGTTCCTTACTGATATATCCGTACTGTTCCAAGCAGGCTAAAATGGTGCGTATTTTATCCCTACCCACATCAAACCGCTTCCGCAGTTCTGTGACCTGCACCTGCCAGTCTGTCGGCTTACTGAGCAAGTAAACCAGCAGGCCAAGTTGGTCTGCCGATAGCCTGTCATCATTCAGCAAGTGATTTGGTAAGACGCTGAAGTTATCCTTCAGGCTACTGCGTACAATTAAGCTATCACTCATCTTGTATGCCCCCCAAGCTCTTTTACTTGCTTCTCAAGCGAGCGTATGTAAGCCCTATTTATCATGTTTTCATCATTAAGCCAGCCTATCCATTGGCTTGCTTTGACCAGCAACGTCCTGTCGAACTCTCTCGGATTCTTATCGTGCCAAGCCATATGCGCCAAGTAATCATCCAGATATTCCTCAAAATCACTTGGATTTTCTATTTCTTTAAGCCTCATTTCACTAGCTCCTCTATCCTGACCAGCACTCCCTCGCTGGTATTGCTATCACCGCCCCTAACCCTGCGGCCTTGTTTGTATGCCTGCCTCGCCCGTAGTTGCAAGAATCCTACAGGCACAATAATAACCCTCTCACCGTCCAGAATAAACGCCCAGAAGTCTGCCCGTGTAGTGGCAAGCCCTGATGCCTTACCCCTGCTTGAGAACTCCACAAACAGGTTACCTGTCCTGCCTGCCAAGTAATCGCGCTTGACTTCTACCGTCTTTCCCCTCAGCAAATCAGCCAGCCAGATTTCCTCATCCTGCCCCATCTGCAAATCAAAGGCGAAGTCGCTGTTAAATTTCACGCCCAGCTTTCCCTTACAAGCATCAGCCAAGTGTTAAAATCAACCTGAGCCACATAATCCATGCCAGCATAGTCAGAACTGATACTGCTCATCTTGACAAGGCAGTTTATCGGCTGTCGGTCATACTTCCAGATGAGTACAGGCTGGTCACCACCGGCTTCAGCCGCCAGCAAAACCTGTTCCCACCAGTCAGCCCGATATGTCACGCCAGACTTATAGCGCTTCAATTCTACACACCATCCGTCTATGCCTATTAAGTCGCCATGCAAGCCAGCCCTATACTGCTCAATGTCTCTTTTGACACCGTCAATTCCAAGCCCCTCCATAACCATTCTGGCTATCTCGCGCTCAAAATTAGCGCCCTTCACTCGCCCATTAGTCAAGACTGCTTCCCCCTGATGGCACATCTGTTGCCCTGCGGTTTACCCTCGCATATGTAGGCTCTTCCTCTACATCATCACCGAAGGCATCATCAGGCAGTTGTTCAGACCACTTCCTCTGTTGCTCTCTTTGCAACGTCTGAATCTGCTCATAGGTCAACCCCATCAGCGAGTTCCTGCCATACCTACCTGCTTTTTTCACTGAACGCCTCCGCCCAATCTTTGAGATTAATCTTGCCCCCCGACATCTTCCAGATGTCCATCATGTGCTGACCTGATGGTGGCCGCTTGTGATAAATCCAGTTGTGGATAGTCACCTGACTAACCCCCAACGTCTTGGCTAGGTCAGACTGGCGCAAACCCTTGCTGACCATGTATTCCGCGAGTTTCATGTATAACCTCTGTTTTGTGTGTTGACATATGTAATTATAACCACTACTAAAGTATAGGTAGGAAACTGTAAACAAAAAAGTTAAAATATACGTTATGAAATTAAATGAAATCATACCACATCACAGCCCATCACAGTTCAGTAAACCTGATGCCAACTGGTTGTTTGAATATATTTATTTGTCCAAAGAGCGCAGGCGTGAAATTAAAGTTGGCTACAATGCGGCAGTCGGAACCGCCTCGCACAATGCCATACAGGCAGTGCTGACAGCAGGGCATGATGTTGATGATGCAATACAGCAGGCATTGATGAGTTACGACTTCCATGATGCGCCAGAGGGCGAGCCTGTAGAAAAGCGCGACAAGTTCAGGGAGATTCTGCCTGACATGGTTAAGAACGGTATTGACCTGCTGGCTGAACAGTTCGGGGGCGCAGAGGATGAGCGCAAGGTGGAGGTATCCCTAAAGGGCGTTGACGCACCTGTGATGGGATACATAGACCTGTGCTTGTCCGATTCGTTCTGTGAGATAAAGACCAAAGCACCAAGGCAGGGCGCGGTCAAGAAGGACGGAACCAGAGGCTGGGTGAAGGCATCTATCCCTTCCAAGCCTGACTTCAATCATATCTGTCAAGTGGCAATTTATGCACATGCCACTGGCTTGACACCACACATCGCATATGTGTCGGCAACTGATGCAGTGCTTTTCAGCCCCGACAACTGTGACCAGCTACAGCCAGAATATCTGGCATATTGTTTAGAAGAACGCCGCAGAACAGCCGTGAGGCGTGAGCGCCTGCTGTCTATCAGCACAGACCCGAAAGTATTAGCTGGCTTGATTGAGCCAGACTTCAACCACCCGTTCCTGTGGGACGATGAAACCAAAGAGG